GACGCATTAGCTTACATAGACCAGTTGGCTAAGGTAGCGTATACATACGATTTTGAAATAGATGACCATGAGGTGTTGGACGAACTTACGGGGTACTAATGGCTACAAAAAAACCTAAATCAAAAGTAAATGAAGCTGGAAACTATACAAAGCCCACTATGCGTAAAAACTTATTCAACAAGATTAAGGCAGGTGGTAAAGGTGGAAAACCCGGCCAGTGGTCGGCCCGTAAAGCCCAGATGCTTGCCAAAGAATATAAAGCCAAAGGCGGGGGATACAGATGAAAGGAGTGCCACACTACACAAAGTCAGGCAAGGAGTGGAAAGGCAATACGCATAAGATGCCTAATGGTGAGTTGCACACAAACAAGTCCCATACCAAAACAAGCCAACGATTGTTTCACTTAAAGGATTTAAGCAAGACCGTACAAAAGAAAGTGAAAGGTAAAAAGTAATGGCTGGCCTAAAGAAACCACAGAAGTCCCTAAAAAAGTGGACAAAGCAAAAGTGGAGAACAAAGTCAGGTAAGCCTAGCACTCAAGGCTCAAAAGCCACAGGAGAGCGTTACTTGCCTGAAAAAGCTATAAAGTCATTGTCTTCCAAAGAGTACGCTGCGACAACACGAAAGAAAAGAAAAGACACAGCAGCGGGGAAACAGCATAGCTCTCAACCTAAAAAGATAGCTAAGAAAACAAAAAAATCACGTAAGGTATAACTATGGAATACGGTGACAATGACACTCTTGCTACTGAGCAGCGTGTTGAAGATTGGGTAATAGACAAATGCAACACTTGGCGTGACCATTACGAAGCTAACTACGCAGCCAAGTACGAAGAATACTATAGACTCTGGCGTGGTATCTGGGCATCACAGGACTCAGACCGCGAGAGTGAACGAAGCCGTATAATTAGTCCTGCATTGCAGCAGGCTGTAGAATCTAGTGTTGCTGAGATTGAGGAAGCCACGTTTGGTCGTGGGACTTACTTCACAATCTCTGATGACATGGATGACCAAGATAGTCAGGATATTGTATACCTGAGAACCAAACTCCACGCTGACTTTGAAAAAACAAAGCTAAGACAGTCTGTAGGAGAGTGCCTTATCAACTCAGCCGTATTCGGCACAGGAGTTGCAGAGGTAGTGCTTGAGGAAGTCAAAGAGATGGCACCCGCTACTCAGCCCATCATGGGTGGTGAGTTGACAGCAGTAGGCGTTAATGTGACTGACCGTACAGTGGTCAAACTGCGACCCGTCCTTCCTCAAAACTTTCTCATTGACCCCATAGCCACTGATGTAGAAAGTGCGCTAGGCTGTGCGGTTGATGAGTTTGTCTCTAGGCATCTTGTAGAGGAGCTACAAGAAGCTGGCGTCTATAGGGACGTATATGTAGGTAATGCTGCGTCTGACTACGAACTAGAGCCTGACCAAGAGTTAGCTAGTTACGATGAGGACAAAGTACGTCTTACTAAATACTATGGTAAAGTACCTCGTCATCTTCTGATGAAGACTGAGCAGGAAGCACTGCTTGAGGATGATGAGGACATTGCTGAAGTACAGTCTCTGACTCCTGAAGGTGAGGAAGAAGAAGCTAATCAGGGCTACTACGTAGAAGCAATTATTGTTATTGCTAACGGTGGTATACTACTGAAAGCTGAAGAAAACCCTTACATGATGCAAGACCGTCCTATCGTAGCTTTCCCTTGGGATGTTGTTCCGGGAAGGTTTTGGGGTCGCGGTGTTTGTGAGAAGGGCTATAACAGCCAAAAGGCGCTTGATACAGAGCTTCGCGCACGTATTGACGCTTTATCCCTTACTGTACACCCAATGCTCGCTATGGACGCCACACGGCTTCCTAGAGGGTCTAGGCCACAAGTTCGTCCGGGTAAGATTATTCTAACCAATGGCGACCCACGACAAGTATTACAACCTTTCAACTTTGGACAAGTAAGCCAGATTACATTTGAGCAAGCTAACGCACTACAGCGTATGGTTCAGATGTCAACAGGGGCCATAGACTCCGCTGGCATTCCGGGGAGTATCAATGGTGATGCGACTGCTGCTGGTATTAGTATGTCTCTTGGCGCTATCATTAAGCGTCACAAGCGTACATTAGTTAACTTCCAAGATTGTTTCTTGGTTCCGTTTGTCAAGAAGGCAGCGTGTCGTTACATGCAGTTTGATCCTGACAACTATCCCGTTGCTGACTACAAGTTCAATGCAGCGTCTACTCTAGGCATCATTGCTCGTGAGTACGAAGTTACACAACTTGTACAACTCTTACAAACAATGTCACAGGACTCACCTCTGTACAACACACTTATAGAGTCCATAATTGACAACATGAACCTGTCAAACCGTGAAGAACTAACTGCTCGTTTACAACAGGCAGCACAGCAATCACAACCTACTCCAGAGCAACAACAGTTGGCTCAGGCTGCACAACAGGCACAACTTGCCTTCCAGCAGTCTCAGACAGCAGCGTTGAATGGTCAAGCTACTGAATCACAAGCCAGAGCACAGAAGATGGCTGTAGAGACTCAGTTGGCACCACAGGAGCTAGAGATTGACAGGATTAAAGCTATCACAACCAACCTACAGGCAGGCGACCAAGACGATAAGGAGTTTGAACGTAGGCTGAAGATGGCACAAACTATGTTGAAAGAGAAAGAGATTGACTTAAAACTTTCTCAGAAACCCACGCAACTTAATCAACCCATGCGACCCCCTGTAGAGGGACAAGGACAGTAAAATGGTAATTACTTCAGCACAATTCCAAGACGCTATCGACCAAATTAATGCCAAGTTTGAAGAACTTGAAAACAAGATTAAGGAACTAGAATCCAAGAATGAAACGAAAAGGCCAGCGCAGACGCGCAAGACTAAACAAGAGGATACTTAATGGCTACACCAAGAAAAGGAAAAGCAAAAGTAAAGATAACCTCTAGTGGTAAGAAAGTTTCCTACGGACAAGCCGGTAAAGCAAAAGGTGGTGGCCCTAGAGTCAAGCCCGGAACTAGCAAAGGGGATAGTTATTGCGCTAGAAGTTTAGGCATCAAAAAAAGACTGCCTAAGAAAAAGCAAAACGACCCAAATACTCCAAACAACCTATCGCGCAAGCGTTGGAAATGTTCAGGGGCTAAGTCAAGAAAAAAATAAGGACTGGATATGATAGAATCTGAGTTTATACCCGTGTTCGATGACCCTGAAACAAGCGCTTTGCGTCTCAACTCAGAGACTATCTCGTACTTAGGGGGTTCTTTAATTGAAGCACAAGACATTGACATACAGTTAAAGATTCTGGAAATGATTAAACAGCATTCTGCTTTTATCCTAGAAACTAGCGCAAAAGTAGTAAACAAAAAGTCCGGTAACTTACGGGCAGTATAACAAGGAAAAATAATGTCTGAGAACTCAATTAGAATCCCTCAATGGGCTTTACCTATTGCTGCTGCTGCTGTAAGTCTAGCAGTTGCTTGGGGTGTACTACAGGCCAATACAGCCCACGCTAGTGAGGACAGAGATCGTATTGCTGCCATAGCGGAGGAAGCTGCAAAAAAGGCCCAAGCCAACGGACAGGCACAAGCAGTGACGGAGCAGAAGGTGGAAGCAATAGTCAACTCTCTGGCCCGTCAGGAGAAGATTCAAGAGAAGACCAACGAGCAGATACAAGCCCTCGTACAAGCTCTCTTAGCCAAATAGACTATGACCCAAGAAACCCCACTCTGTTCTGCGACATGCGCGAATACCGCATGTTACGCTATGTGCAACCACCAGCAGAGCGACACAGAGTTGCAAAGAAATGGCTGTTGTTCAACAAAGGCAAATGTGGATACGGGGCGGAGGTGTATGTGCGTAATCAAGGCCCAAGAATCCTTGGCACAGCATGGGACACCAAGCTGATAATCTTAACTTGGGACTTACGAAAACCAACGGCTGTTAAGACACAGGCGATTAAACAGAAAAGAAGAATCTAATGGAAACTATGCTTATCTTTGTACTACTGATACTAGAACAAGGTGAGCCACGATTAGAACTTGCTTTTAGAGAACTTACAAGCTGTTTGGAATATAAGACAGCTTTAGTACATCAAAATGTCAGTAAACATGCCATTGTCATGCCAAAGACTAGACACTTTGACGCTTACTGCGAACCTAGATTAGTGCCTGTATCCGACGTAGGTACTAAGCTATTACTTAGAGACCCACCTAAAAAAGAGGAAAACTAATATGCCATACGGTAAAGGAACTTACGGAAGCAAAGTAGGCCGACCACCTAAGAAGAAAAAAGCAATGCAGCGCAAACCTGCTCGCAAGCCTGCTGGTAGAAAAATGTAAAATAATACTTGACATTTTGTCAAAAGTATGCTATACTATACATCTTGTATCTTAACTTATTAAGGAAATACATAAGATGACTAAAGAACTTGAAGTTTACTTTGCTAATTATTTTGAGATGTTTCGTTCAGAAGGTTGGAAACAACTTATAGACGATTTAAGTCAGAATGTAGCACAGATTAATTCAGTAGAGTTCACAACAGATAACGATAACTTGCATTTCCGTAAAGGACAACTTGCAATACTCGCTACTGTTTTTAACCTAGAAGCTCAAATACAGAACGCTGAACAGGAAGCTAAAGAGCCTGAACAGGAAGACATTGACTTAGAAACGTAATGTTAAGACTGTACGACTTTAAGTGTCTTAACGGGCATGTATTTGAAGCATTAGTACCTGTAGACCAACACACTGCGAGGTGCGAGTGTGGTTACAGTGCTAAACGGATTATCTCGCCTGTAAGGTCTAAACTAGACCCCATCAGCGGAGACTTTCCTGACGCCACTAGGCGTTGGGCTAAGGCTAGAGCGAGTCACATCCAATACGAGAAAAAGCAAAGTTCCTAGCTAGAACCCTTTTTTTAATCCCTCCACAATACTATAAGTACGGAGTTTAATAATGGCTAAAATAATTGAGCGTGAGGAGCAGCAACCGTCACAAGAGGACGTTTTTGCTGAACACGAGCAACCTCAAGAGGAAGAACAGGCAACCACTAGTGAACCTGAGATTCCTGAGAAATACCAAGGCAAGTCTGCTAAGGAACTTGTACAGATGCACCAAGAAGCTGAAAAGCTACTAGGGCGTCAAAGTTCTGAAGTAGGTGAACTACGTAAGGTTGTTGATACATATATATCCACACATAACTCTCCACCGGCACCCGAACAACAAGAACAAGTCGAAGAAATAGACTTCTTTACTGACCCTGAAAAGGCAGTAGCACAGGCTATTCAGAATCACCCTAAGATTAAGGAAGCTGAATCAGTTAGTCAACAGTACAAGATGCAAACAGCATTGTCAGCACTGAAGGCTAATCACCCTGACATGGAAAGTATCTTACAGGATACTAAATTTGCAGAGTGGATTGAAGCATCTAAAATTAGAACTAAGCTCTTTGTAGCGGCAGACAAGCAGTATGATTATGAAGCTGCTGACGAACTTTTCAACCTTTGGAAAGAACGTCAACAGATGATTGGTCAAGCAGCTAGTGTTGAAAAACAAAGCCGTAAGCAAGCAGTAAAGTCAGCTAGTACAGGTAGTGCTAGTGGTAGCTCTGAATCAAGCCCCAAGAAGATCTATAGACGCGCAGACATTATTAGACTTATGAAAGATGACCCTCATAGGTATGCCGCTCTACAAGATGAAATAATGAGAGCGTATGCTGAGAAACGGGTCAAATAGTATATCTGAGGAGATATTAAATGACTGATTCTACATATCCCGCAACTGGCGGGTTTACCGACAACACCGCTGCGGCAACTTTCATTCCAGAAATTTGGAGTGATGAGATTATTGCTGCATACCAGAAGAACCTCGTCTTGGCAAATCTTGTCAAGAAGATGTCTATGGCTGGCAAGAAAGGCGACACTATCCATGTGCCTAAGCCTGTCCGTGGTGATGCACACGCTAAAGCAGCTAAGACTGCCGTAACTATTCAAGCAAACACTGAAGGCGAAGTACAAGTCTCTATTGACAAGCACTTTGAATACTCACGTTTGATTGAGGATATTACGGATGTACAAGCACTGTCTTCTTTGCGTCAGTTCTATACTGAAGATGCTGGCTATGCGCTGGCTAAGCAAGTTGACACCGACCTGCACTCTCTGGCTACGGGCTTGGGTAGCGCGGGTACTACATCTTCCACCTACCTGAACAATGGCGGTACTTTCTTCGTAGATAACTCAAGCTCTAACGCTCTGACTACCTACGCTGCTGATACCGTAACGGCTTCAGATGTCTTTGTTGACTCTGCTTTCCGTGCCATCATTCAGAAGCTGGACGATGAAGACGTACCTATGGACGGTCGCAACTTTGTTGTACCTCCTTCAGTACGCAACACTATCATGGGCATCGACCGCTATGTTAGCTCTGACTTCGTAAACAACGGTCAGGTTACTAACGGTCAAATTGGTCAGTTGTACGGTATTGACATTTTTGTCAGCACCAACTGTCCTGTCGTAGAAGCTGCTGGCGATAACTCCGCTGCTTCTGTTGACATGCTGGGTGCTCTGTTGTTCCAACGTGACGCATTGGTCATGGCTGAGCAGCAAGGTGTTCGCTCACAGACACAGTACAAGCAAGAGTTTCTTGCTAACCTGTTTACTTCAGATACGCTATACGGCACCGCCGTACTTCGTCCTGAAGCTGGTCTGACTCTGGTTGTGCCTAAGTAACAACCGTTAAGCATGGGGCTGCTTCGGTGGCCCCTCGCTTTCTTTTTAAGGTGAGTATATGTGGCTTAGTGCTATCACAAGTATTGCAGGTACTTTCCTTAAAAACAAAGCTGCTGAAAAGCAAGCTGTCCATGACTCCAAGATGCGACGCATAGATGCTGACGCTGATTGGGAAACTCAACAAGCTAGTGCTTCTCAGACTTCTTGGAAGGATGAGTGGTTTTCCGTTATCCTTAGTTTGCCATTGATAGGTGCGTTTATACCTTCAATGGTTCCTTACGTTGAACAGGGATTTATAGTCTTGGAGACAATGCCAGATTACTACAAAGGATTCTTAGGCGCTGCAATAGCGGCTAGTTTTGGTATGAAAGCTGTATCCAAGTGGGGTAGCAAATAATGGCTGAAAGTTTTGCTCCAGACTTAGATTTATTTGAAGGTGGTTTTGCTCTCCCCGATGACTTAAGCGAACAAGTGCTTGAGTTTATGGGGGAAGTTCCTAATTATCAAGATATGTCAATTCCTGTCAATGAGCAATATCTAGCTTCTTGGCAAGCGGCTAATCAAGTTACTTCCGCAAATAACAACACACCGCTGTCTAATGAGCAGCTACAGCAGATTAAGACTTTTGCTGCGCTACAGCCTAAGTATGTGCCTGTAGTTCCGGGAGAAGGAGACAGGTATAACAAGCGTATGGAGCAAGCTAAGCAAACTCCCGGCGCTATCTATTCTAATTTTGAAACTTATGCTACTGCAATGCAAGAGCATAATGACCAAGTACAACAGTATATTGAACAAGAAAACATCCCTACTTCAGTAACAAATGAAGATGGTGTAGAGTTAAAATTAAATTTAGGTATTACCCCCGCTTACTATAATGAAGAAAATGCTGGTGGTAAACTAACTCAAGAATTAAAAACAGGAGCTACTGGCGACTACTATAATCAAATTGGTGAAGTAGGTCAGTATGGTACTTACTACGTAAAAGAAAAGAAAACTGATTGGCGAGACAGTCTTGAAGCATCTATACCTTTTGTAGCTGCTTTTATTGGAGCTTCTGTAATTGCCCCTGCAATTTCTGCGGGATTAAAAGCAGCAGAAGGTCTTAGTGTAGCTCAAAAAATATCTTACGCTACTAAAGAAGTAGGTATAGCTCTTAAAGCAGCAGCTAAAGGCACTTATTCTACAGTAACCGCAGCAACAAACGCAATAAATTCAGCGGCTACTACTGCGTTAGGTACAGTTATACCTTCTTTTGCAGAGTCTGGCGCTACTTTTAATTTAACAGGGTCTATAGCTGCAATTCTTACAGGAAAGAGTGTTGCAGATCAGTATTTAGATAAAGAATCTGCTGCTATTCTTGAAGAACTAGGTGCAGCAGCAACGTCTGGCGGTATAACCTACAGCGGCCCCGGAGCAGGCCCAGATGGTTCTTTTGACCCTAGTGTAATCTATAACATTGCTGCAACAGCGGATGCTCAAGCAGAAGAAGATACTAGCGAACAAGACGCTATAGACATAGCGGCGGCTGCTACTGCCGCTGTAGACGCGCTAACAAATCCTGAAGATACTCAGGAAGTTATTGCTGCAAATGATGCAGTAACTGCGGCTGAAACAGCGACACAAGCTGCATCAGACAACGTATCAACTGTAATAGAAGAAACAAATGCTTCCGTAGCTAGTGCTGAAGGCTATGCTAATTATATGCGTAATCGTTATGGGCCTTTTAGTTCTAATTACAAAAGAGCAAAGGCAGCAGAAGACGCTGCAAAACTAGATGCGCGTAATAAAGTAAACCAAGCACGTACAGCAGAAAGTGTAGCTCAAGCCAATTATGAAGATGCTATAAAGCTACAACAGGGTACTTACAAAGACGCTCAAGATGCTTACAGAGTAGCTCAGGTAGAAGCACGTAGAACCGCTGAAGCAGACGTACAGCAACGTATAGCAGAGCAAAAAGAACAAAATAGGATACAACGAACCACAGACACAGACGGCGATGGTGTTTACGACGTTGTTGATCTATTCCCAAATGACCCTACTGAGTGGGCAGACTCTGATGGAGATGGTGTTGGAGATATTGCACAACAAAAAGCTCTTGATGAAGCATTGTTGACAACGATACCTGATTATCCTGAGTTTGATGACCTTCCTGTTGTAGTCCCTGTCGAGCAAGTACCACCACCAGAAGATCCTCCATTAGATATAGCAGAGCCAGTTGTAGAGCAACCTGTAGAAGACCCCACTACAGGGGGCGGTGGTGATGAAGGAACTCCGGCAGAGCCTGTTGTTGCACAACCTACAGATGTAGGAGAAGAACAGCCTACATCCACAGACATTATTGCTGCTCAGTTAAGAGAAGCTATCGATGCTGAAGAAGACCCTAATGTTAAAGAAGGTCTACAGCTAGAGTTAGACAAGTGGCTATCCGGTGGCCCTACAGAATATCAGACTGTTCCCAGTGGCCCACCTCCTCCAGATGTAACTGGAGACTTTGACGTTACCGATGCAGTATCTTGGGTTGCCCGTCTAACAGACTATTTTAAGGAGCAACCTGCTTCTGATTTAGATATTGAGCCTACAGATCCTTTAGCTGATGACTTCCCTGAAGTACCGCTTACAGGTGGCCCTGTAGCCTTTGACCCTGTAGAACCTATAGAGCCTGTAGAGCCTGTAGAAGAACCTGTAGAGCCTGTAGAAGACCCAACAGGCGGAGCAGCAGAAACAGGTGTAGGAGCCGGAGATACAGGAACAGGAGGTGGTGAAGGCACTGGAGAAGGCACTGGTACTGGTGCAGGAGTGGGTGCTGGGTTAGGCGCAGGTCTTACTTTAGGGCTTGCATCAGGAATGTTAAAACCCCAAGCAGTTACTGACACTTTGTTCAAAGATATACCATTTAAGAGAAACTACCAAGCTCCTGAAATAATAGGCGCTATTGAAGATCTACCCACGTATAAAGCCCCTCAAGTTGGCTTGTTTCAAGGAATTATATAATGAGTACAACTTATTTATCATTAGTCAACAGTGTCCTTAGACGATTGAGAGAAGACGAAGTATCTGGTGTAACTAACACAGCTTACTCTAAGATGGTAGGTGACTTTGTAAACGATGCAAAGACACAAGTAGAGAACGCCCATGACTGGTCTACTCTAAGGACTACAGTAGTTGTGCCCACAGTTGAAGGAACTACAGAATATAGCCTTACAAATGCAGGAGAACGTGTTAAAATATATAGCGTTATTAACGATACTTCTAATTTCTTTATTAATTACCAAACACCTACATGGATTAACAACGCAGTCTATAACGCTGGGTCTATCAGCGGCTCTCCTGAATACTACACCTACTCAGGAGTAGATAGCTCAGACGATACTAAAGTTAGAGTTTACCCTAATCCTGATGGTGTATATTCATTACGTTTTGATTTAATAGCGAGGGAAAGCGACCTATCTAATGATGCAGACGAAACTGTATTACCTGCTAATCCTATCATTCATATCTCAGTTGCTTTACTCGCAAGAGAAAGAGGAGAGACTGGCGGCACGACTGCACAAGACTACTTTGCCATTGCAGACCGTCATTTATCAGACGCAATTGCGCTAGACGCTTACAAGAATCCAGAAGAATTTATTTGGCAACCTAAGTAATGGCTCAGCAAAGACAAAACATCTACATAGGCGCTCCGGGGTTTCGTGGGTTAAACACTCAAGATTCTCCTGTGGGTCAAGATCCTTCCTTTGCTTCTATTGCAGAAAATGCAGTCATTGACAAGTTTGGTCGTATTGCGGCGCGTAAGGGTATAAATAAGCTCACTAGCTCAGCAACGCCACTAGGGTCTAGTATAGGTGTAGAAACTATCTTTGAGTTTGTAGACTATAGCGGAGACAAAGTTGTTTTCTCTACGGGCAATAGTAAGATATTCACAGGCACCACTACACTAACTGATATTACTCCGGGCAGCTACACAGTATCTGCAAACAACTGGAAGATTATAAACTTTGCTGACCATGCTTACTTTTGGCAGCGAGGACAAGAGCCGCTAATATACACCGATGAGTCAGGTTCCGGCGTACTTCAAAAGTTTAGCGACCATGCTCATGCTACAGGTACACCACCACAGGCTAACGAAGCATTAGCTGCCTTTGGTCGTGTATGGGCTGCTGACGTTACAGGCAACAAGCACACACTGTACTGGTCAAACTCTTTAGCAGGTCATGAGTGGACAGGTGGTAGTTCAGGTAGCTTAGACATCACTACAGTCTGGCCTACAGGACATGATGAGATTGTAGCACTAGCGGAGTTTAATGACTTTCTAGTTATCTTTGGTAAGCGTAGCATACTATTATACCAAGGTGCTTCATCACCATCCAGCATGACACTATCTGATACTATCACTGGTATCGGATGTATCGCTAGAGACAGCGTACAGAGCAACGGTACAGACCTTATATTCTTGTCTGACTCTGGTTTACGTAGCTTAGGTAGAGTTATCCAAGAGAAGTCTAATCCTATTGGTAACGTATCCAAGAATGTACGTGACACTATGATGCAGTCTGTAAACGCACAGACAGGTAACATTAAGTCAGTGTACAGTCCAGAAGAAGCCTTCTATCTATTGTTCTTACCTTCCTCCTCGGAAGTCTATTGCTTTGATATGCGTGGTACGTTAGAAGATGGCAGTTACAGGGCGACCACTTGGGAAGGCAACGCTTTACTGTGTGGCGAGAGAGCCGAAGACGGTACATTGTACTTTGGTAACTTAGTAGGTGTCAACGACTACAGTGATTACTTGGATGATGCTGATACGTACACATTCAAATACTTTACAAATCCACTGTCCTTTGGCGACCCCTCGAAAGTTAAGATGCTCAAAGAGATTAACTTTACAATAATAGGCGGTTCAGGTAGTGAGATAGTAGGCAACTGGGCTTACGACTACACTGAAGGTTATAGTAAGCAAGCATTCACTGTTGCTACTAGCCTTATCGCAGAGTACGGAATATCTGAGTACAACGTAAGTACGTCAGAGTACAGTGCTACGATTGTTATTGACGTTGCTAGACTTAAAGCAACAGGGTCAGGCAAAGTAGCCACCATAGGCATAGAAGCAACAATAGACCAACGGGCCTTGTCAATACAAGAGCTAAATACTGAAGCAGTTATAGGCAGACTTATATAATGACTGATTATACAAAAACAACTAACTTTGCAGCAAAGGACTCCTTACCTTCAGGCGATGCTAACAAGATTGTCAAAGGCACTGAGATTGATACAGAGTTTAATAACATTGCAACAGCGTCAGCGACTAAGGCAAACATTGCTAGTCCTACGTTTACTGGCACAGTAACTATACCCACAGCAGACATCAATGGTGGTGCTGTAGACGCTACGACTATAGGAGCATCTAGTGCTTCAAGTATCGTAGGCACAACCATTGTAGCAAACACCAGCATCAACATTGCAGGTGATGGCGCTACTGTAACTGGCATTAAAGATGAAGATGATATGTCTTCCAATAGTGCCACCAAACTAGCTACTCAACAGTCCATCAAAGCATACGTTGACAGCCAAGTAACCGCACAGGACTTAGATGTTACTGACGGCTCATCAAGCATTGACATTGACTTAGATAGTGAGTCTCTGGGAATTCTAGGCGGCACAGGGCTATCTTCTACTGCATCAGGTACAAGTGTAACCCTTGCAATAGATAGCACCGTAGCGACGCTTACAGGCTCTCAGACGCTGACTAATAAGACGCTTACTGCTCCTACTCTTACAGGTACAGCAGTAGTAGCTTCTTTGGACATCTCAGGCGACGTAGATGTTGACGGTACGTTGGAAACTGACGCACTGTCTATCAACGGCACTACAGTAACCAGCACAGCCGCTGAGCTTAACATTCTGGACGGAGTAACGTCTACTGCCGCTGAGCTTAATATACTAGATGGTAAAGCATTTCTTGATGAAGACAATATGGCATCTAACAGTGCTACAGGTATTGCTTCTCAGCAGTCCATCAAAGCCTATGTAGACTCACAGGTAACTGCACAGGACTTAGACGTTACTGATGGTTCTGCATCTATTGATATTGACCTTGACTCAGAGTCTTTAGGTATCCTTGGTGGTACAGGTATTGACTCTGCTGCATCAGGTACTGGAGTAACATTGTCTATTGACAGCACTGTTGCTACGTTAACTGGCACACAGACTCTTACGAATAAGACATTGACTGCTCCTACGCTAACAGGAACGGCTGTAGTGGCTTCTCTGGACATCTCTGGTGATGTAGATGTTGATGGTACTTTAGAAACTGATGCGCTATCTATTAACAGCACAACGGTTACCTCTACGGCAGCAGAGTTAAACATCCTAGATGGTGTGACTGCTACCACTGCTGAACTTAACTATGTGGACGGCGTAACGTCTGCCATACAGACCCAGATAGATGCTAAGGCACCTATTGCTAATCCAACGTTCACCGGCAGCTTCACAAGCCCCGGTATTGACGATAACGCAGATGCCATAGCTATCACGATTGATAGTTCAGAAAATGTGGGCATCGGGACTAGCGGCCCCTTAGATAAATTGGACGTTGCGGGTAATCTTAGAATTTCTGATGGTGCGCTTGTTTTTGACAAGCCGACTGTTTATGGGTTTAGGTTTCTACATAACGATGCTGGCAACGATTTGTCAATCCAACAGGGAGACGTAAACAACGCTAATTACGTGACTCGCCTTAATATCGGCAGCAGCGGCAACGTGGGCATCGGCACCTCTACAACTACGGGTAATAGCGGTCACTCAAATATATTTTTGGGCGGCACTGCGAACATCTATGCTGATTCAGCGGCAACTGCTGATGCTTCATTAAGCATTAGTCAAAATGCCTTTGTGGATTCTGATGGCTCATGGGAATACAGAGTTACAGACGAAGCTACCAACTATTATCAAAACGCTGGTAATCATGTTTGGCGTGTCGCCGCATCAGGCACTGCTGGTACTGACATTTCATGGCAGGAATCCATGCGAATCGACAGCAGCGGCAACGTGGGCATCGGGACAAATTCGCCTAACACGGGCCTAAGTGTAGTAACTGGTTCTGCAAATGGTATTGAGCTTGGGCAAGATAGTGATGCTTCTACCGATAGCGCAAGGTTGTTCTTTAGTACATCAGCGGGTTCTAATGCTATTCACTCTAGCAGTGGCGCAATGCGTTTTTTTACTGGTTCAACGGCTGGGTCAAGCACAGGCACAGAAGCCATGCGCATCGACAGCAGCGGCAATGTGCTTGTGGGGACTTCTGATGCCGTAAACACAGCAAGCAATCTCCATGATGGCGTTACTATATATTCAGATGGCAGGACAGACATCTCAAGGTCTGGTGGTCAACCGATAAATCTCAGAAGGCGTGGCAGCGACGGCACTTTGGCTTCGTTCTACAAGGAAGCAAGCGGAGCAATCACCAACGTAGGGTTGATTGGTACTAACGGCGGCACATTTTATATTTCAGCACCTTCAAGCAGTGGTGCAGCAATTGTTCTAAACCAGAATGCCAACATCGTTTATCCGGGTCAAAACTCAAGTGGCACTGTATCTGTGACAGATAACGCCATCGACCTTGGTGCTAGTGCTGTTCGATTCAAAGACCTACACATGAGCGGCATTGGATTTTTTGGGCTTTATGGAACTGGGGTCAACAGCGGCAATGTTGCCGTTGGAGAAGGCGTCTATGTTGGAGCAATAAGTAGTGCTAATCAACTACGTTCTAGCTCTGAAGGCGGCAGTTCATCTACTTTATACATTGGCAACGCCGCCATTCAAGTTTCATCAGACCAACGACTGAAAACAAACATTGTTGACACCGAAATGGATGCTTTAGAGAAGGTCAACCAAGTTCGCATTGTGGACTTTAATTGGGATGACCCCTCTGACACTTCGTTTAACAATCGCAATGCGCGTGGCAAATGGACGGGTGTATTGGCTCAAGAGTTGGTCGATATTTTTCCATTCGCGGTAAATGCACCTCGTAATGAAAGCGACCTCAGCATTGACACAGACAGCGAACAGAGATGGCTTGTTGACCAAGCTCAAATGGTGCCTGTGTTAATTAAAGCAATTCAAGAACAACAAGACCTGATTGAAGCACTTACAGCCCGCATAACGGCACTTGAAGGATAAATAAAAATGGCAGCAACATGGACAGTATCAACAATGGACAGAACCCTAACCGACGGCGACCTAAGCGACGTTGTAACTGTGCTCCACTGGCAATGTATCGACAGTGAGACAGTGGATGACATAAGGCACTCAGGCAGATGCTACGGCACTGTGGGGCTAGAAGCACCAGATGCAGACAGCTTCACAGCTTACGCAGACATTTCTGAAGCAGACGCTATTTCATGGGCTAAAGCAGCCCTTGGTGAGGAGCAGGTTGAAGCATACGAAGCATCAGTCGCTAATCAAATTGAACTCAGCAAAAACCCAGTGAGCGGTAATGGAGTACCTTGGTAATGGAATTACTAATAAACATCTTTAACATTGCTACAGCAGCCGTTGCGCTAGCATCAGCAATAACAGCAATGACACCAACGCCCAAGGACGATGCTATGGTTGCTAAAGCATATAAAGTCCTTGAGTATTTTGCCTTAGTAGTTGGTAAAGCAAAGCAATAGGTGAAAGTAGGTATGACTGTCAACACTGAAATGGAAGTAGCTTTAGAAGCCTTAGAACGCATATCTGAACATGAGAGAGAATGTGGTGAGCGTTGGGGTGAAGCTGTAGTAGAATTACGTGAACTTCGTAAGGTGGCTGACAGTCATGCAGCCAGATGGGAAAAGCTGGCATGGCTTGTTGTCACTGTAGTAGTTACAACAGCAGCAACAGTAATAACAAGTATAGTGATATAGAGAGATAACAATGTCGAATGGAACAGGATATTATAACGCAGGCGACTATAACCAAGGTTTCTTTAGTGACCTATTAAGTAACATTGGGAATATAGGGTTAGGTGACTTAGCCGGAGCCGGTTTAAGTTATGCTAACCTGCAAAACTATTATGACCAGTACGGCGACATAGCGCGAGAAGCTGCCACAGGTGCTAGAGAAATAGGACAAGAAGCAGCCGCTGCGTCTCAGTTTAAGCCTTTTACAGTGTCTACTGGTTTTGGTGGTATAACAACCACTCCTGAAGGTGGTTTTGGTACTACTTTGTCCCCAGAGCAGCAAGCTAGACAGCAGGCGCTCTCAGGCATCACAGGAGGGCTTCTAGGCAGCTATACAGGCGCAGGTGTCCCTGATGTATCAGGTATACAGCAACAGGCGTTAGGCGGCGTTACAGGCGCTCTCACAGGCTTTATGACCCCTACGGCTGCTAGAGAAGCTGACGTATTTGAACGTATACGTGCAGTACAGCGTCCTGAAGAAGAAAGACAACGCATAGCGTTACAAGAGCAACTACAGTCTCAGGGACGTACAGGATTACGTACAGCGCAGTTTGGTGGTTCTCCTGAGCAGTTTGCACTAGCACAAGCTCAAGAGGAAGCAAAGAACAGAGCAGCCTTAGCAGCACTTGGACAAGCAGGCACTGAAAGACAGCAAGACCTAGCGTCTGCTCAGGGTCTGTTTGGTTTAGGTACTTCCGCTGCTAGTTTACCTGCTTTCTTACAAGATGCACAGTTACAGAACATCGGTGCAAGTCTAGGGTTAGAATACGCACCAGAGCAGCAACTATTGTCAACACTGACTCCTGCTGTTTCTCTGTCTGACCTTGCGGGTATTGGTCAAAGACAGGGTGCAGGGTTTTTATCTGCGGCTCAGATGTCTGCTTTGGAAGACATACTGCAAGCTGAATCAGCTAAGGCACAAGGAATGTCAAACATTTATTCTTCTATAATAGGTGCTGGTGGACAAGCTGCCGCCGGACAAGGCACAGCTAATTTATTCGATCAGATACTTGGTGAGCAAACACTAGGTGGTCTGTTCTCAAGTATCTTTGATAGAGGGTAGTAACATGGGTATTTTAGATAGAATAGGGGCTTTTCGACCTTCTCCTGTAGCTGGTCAAGGACAAGCAAGCGGAATGCTGACAGGCATGGCTCCTGCTGAAGCTATTTTTGCACGTAACTTAGGTGGCTTAGTTGGGATGGACATGCGCTCTACTCAGGAGAAATCACAGGCAGAGTTACGGGGTATTGATCCTAGAGATCCTAACGCACAGATTAAAAGTTTAGAAATTGTAGCTAAGTACGGTACACCTGAACAGATACAAAACGCTCTTATTAAAATACAAAAGATACAGGAAGGAAGACAAGCAGCGCAACAGCAAAAACAATATAAACAATCTTTAGTAGCTAGGGCTAACGCAATAGGCGCTGAAGGATTAGTGGAAAGCATCCAAAACGCAAGCCCAGAGCAATTAAAAGAACTTTCTAAAGATTTAAGACAAGAAGAATTTAAGCGTATAGACACTAAACGACAACAAGGTGCTATAAACGCTGTTGCTGCTACTTTTGGTTTAGAGCCACAAGATGTTAAAGACTTGAGTTTAGAAGAAGTCGAAAAGATGGGTACTCTTGCTGAAGGAACAGACTCTAAACGCTTTGTAATAGACGATAATGTTGTTCAACTGCCAACCAGAGGTGGCAAAGTTTTTTATAACAATAAATGGTCTTTTGCAGAGGACGTAGGAGCTTTAGAAGAAGATCCTAGAGTAACTCAAGTTATTACTAAAGCAGGAAGAATAGGAAGCGGCGTAGAAGACATTATTCTTAAAGATTTTGCGGAAACTTATGATTTTGCATCAGGAGCTTATCAACAGGCCGTAGATAACAATAGATCTTTAGAACTTGTTGACAAAGGTATATACACAGGAACTTTTGGAAACCTTAAAACTGAATTAGATAAAGCACTCAGCGTCTTGAGCGGGGGACTAATAGATCCTTCTCAAACAGCAGTGAATACTATTGAGTTTGTTCAAAGCAGGGCGCAAAAAGTTCTTGATAGAATTAAAGCATTAGGTTCAGGAACAGGAATTTCTAACGCTGATTTGAGTTTTACGAAAGATATGGTAGGTGCTGATATATCCTCTGTTACAGAAGAAAACGTAATAAGACTTTTAGGTATTGAAAGAGATGCGTTAGAGCTAGGAATGGAAAGGTTTAACAGAGAAATAGACTACCTTAAAGACAAAGATGCGTTAGATGCTGCTGATATTGGGCTGATGGGTAAAATACGGCAGCTTCCTCCAAGACAGACTTTTGATAAACAAGACCTTCAATCAGAGTATGATTTAAGCAACTATGGCACACAAACGCAAGACCTGTTTAACAGATTACTTCGTGAAGGCAGAATAGGCGGTAGCTAACAATGGAAGAATTAAGTTTACAGGACTTATACACTGCTTTTGAAGAAGCCGTTAAAACTAAGCAACCTCAAGAAGTTGTTACTGAAATACAACGTGCGATAGAAGCCAAAGAAGCAGAAGAAGCAAATAAAGAAACATACGGACAAGCTGTAGGGCGTATTGCATCTGAAAGAGGGGCTAAAATCTTAGATGTTTTAGGCGAGCCTATGTCTGCCGCAGACCCCACTACTAGCCAACCAGCTAAAGCTGTTAGAGTTTTAGGGGGACAGGTAGTAGGTGGTGCAGCAGAGGCAGTTACAGAAGGTCTTGAGAGGGCTGTTCCATTTGTATTTGATACCGCTGAAGACTTGTTTTCGTACCTAAGAGAAACAGAGCTTGGTAGAGAGTTTGCAGCTACGTTTGATAAAGGAGCCACAGCTATAGCTGAGTGGGCGCAAAGTAGTCCTGCAAACCAAAGACTTTTAGAAACTGTAGAAGGTGCAATAAACTTAAGTGCATTAAAAGCACCTAAAGTTCCGCTACCATCCGCAGGAGAGCCTATAGAAAAAGGAGGCGCTTGGGTTAGAGGACAAGCAGAAGGTTCTATCTCCAAAAATAGAAGAAAAGCTATAACAGACTATCTTGCTCCTGATGTAAGTAAGATGAACGTTGAAGATATAGTCGAGGAAGGAATGTTTAATTCTACTCGTTGGCGTCCTCAAGATCAACGAACATCCGACGCTATAACTTACGTAGACAATAACATCCCTGACTTCAAGCCTTCTAAGTCTGCTTTTAAGAACAGGCAGCTTATTGACAAACGTTTGAGCAGATTGGAAAGCCAAGTTCAAACAAGATTAAGCCTTGCACCTAGAGTTGACAAGAAGCAGATAATATCTGAACTAGAGCAAGATTTGTCTTCTTTTTTCAAAGATAAAATGTGGAAGCAGAAAGCAGAGTATAATGCCGCTTCAGAACTTTTTGAAATAGCTGTTGATCGTATACAAAAAGGAGAAGGAACTTTAGGGGAGCTATTAAAATTAAGACGAGAGCTAGACGATTATTTTGGAGACAGTAACTACACTGCTGCACAAGTTAAAGCAGGACAACGATCTTTACTTCAACTGAGAAGCAAACTTAATTCAATTTTAGAAAGAGAGTCTTCTGTATTTGGCGCTGATTTTCAGGGCAAAATGAAAGAAATGAGTAACCTTCTAATAGTGGATGATTTTTTACGGCCTAAAATAATAGACAATATGGAAAAGAGTTTTAGGAATATCTTTAAGAGAGGACGAAGATATGTAGGGACTACAATTCCGGGGATAGCCGCTGCTGCCGCTGCTGTTGGAGCAGGGGTTAGTTTTCTATCAAGCGGAACAGGACTATCTTTACTAGCTGGCGGCTCTCTAGCAGGCACAGCCGCTGGAGTAGGGTATCTGACCTTTAACAGTAAAAGTAGAAAAAAGATAGGACAGGCTATTGAATACGCGGGTAAAGCTATAAAAGCAGCAGAAAAAGCAGGAGACAAAGTATTTGTTGAGCAATTAAAAGCAGACCGTTTAGTTTTAGTTGAAATGTTGCAAAACGCTAAAGTTGTAAAAGAAGAAGAAGAACCCGAACAAGCGGAAGAAGGGGAGCCATAGGCGACTCCCCAGTTCCCCTAAGCTACATTAGCAAACTTAACCTTCTGCATGTTACCTCGTAGCCCAGCCTTCATATAAGCCGTTGCACGGCCTTCAAAGAAGTTCTGGTGTTCTACTCCCAGTACCTCGTCTAACCAGCCCAGAGGGTTGTCTTTGACGTTGTAGTTGGGCTTTAGACCTAACTGTAGCAACCTACGGTCTGCAATGTATCTAATGTACTTCTGCATCTCTTTCTTGGTCAGTCCTTCTATGTCACCTTGCTCAAACACTAGGTCTAGGAATCTATCCTCTAGTTCCACCATAGTCCTACAGGCTTCATAAATC